AGCTTGCAACGCTGCAGCAATATCTCGGATGGTGCGTGCGCCGGTGATGGCGAGAATGTCACGCACAATTGGACCAACGCGCTGGCAGTAGCTGTCAGCATTGGCCTTGATGACTAGAACACCGGCTGCGGAGCCGATCTCTGGTGTGGGGCACCCAAGTACTACACCGCGTGCTTTGGCCGCTTGTAGGGCTTGCTTGGTGCGCTTGGAGATCTCTTCACGCTCATGCTGGGCAACGACAGCGCGCACACCAAACTCTAAGGTGCCTGCGTGTGGCATGTCAGCAGCCACAATGTCCACGCCTGCTTTGCGCAGTGTCAACAGGAAGGCTGCATCGCGGGAGAGGCGGTCGATCTTGGCAATCAGGATGGCTGCACCATGGCGACGGCACTGCTCAAGTGCGAACTCGAGCTGTGGGCGGTTGTCGATCTTGCCGGACTCGATCTCTGTGTACTCGCCAATGATGTCTGCCTGGTATGAGCTGACCAGCTGGCGCTGTGAGTCAAGGCCAAGGCCACTGTGACCTTGCTTGGCGGTGGAAACTCGGTAGTAGGCTACGTATTTAGTCATGTCTGCAACTCCTTGCGCTTTATCTGCGCGTTGAACATGAACGTATGTTACACGATATTTGTATATCGGTTTTCTAGGGAGTTTCCCTAGTACTACTTCTTTGTTGATATCGCGGTGATATACACTCGGCGCCTATGAAACCCAAACTCAAACCTTTTATGATGCGGCTGCACCCACTCACGCGGGAGTTGTTAGACAAGGCGGCTGCCGACCAGGGGCGCAGCGTGTCTTCATTGATTGACCAGTGTGTGCGTGAGCAGCTGCAGCCCAAGTATGGCGAGCTGCAACCCAGACTGCAGCGCTTTCTCTCTGGAGTGCGCCAGCCATGACCTATGAAGAGGCAGTGCGCTTGCTGGCGCGTGTACGTGAGGGCATCTACTACCCTGTGGAGCTGGTCTCCGAGGCCTTGGCCATGACGGGTGACCGTGAATACGACTACCAGGTGCCACCGGCAGACATGATTGATTTTGTGCAGAACTTACGCAGAGCGGGGCAGCTATGAGCGAAACCATACTAGCGATTGACTTAGGCACCACGACAGGCTGGGCGTGCCGGCCACTGCATGGTCCTATTGCATACGGGTACGCCACATTTAAGCCTGGCAGGTACGAGGGTGGCGGCATGCGCTACCTGCGCTTTAAGCAGTGGTTGACTGAGCTCAAGGGTACGGTGGGTGGCGAGATCCAATCCATCTACTTTGAGGAGGTGCGCCGGCATGCAAGCACAGACAGCGCGCATGTCTACGGCGGCCTGATGGCCACGCTGACGAGCTGGTGTGAGCATCACAAGATCCCATACCAAGGCGTGCCGGTTGGCACCATCAAGAAGCACGCCACCGGCAAGGGCAACGCGAGCAAGGAAGACATGATCGCTGCCATGGCCGGCATGGGTTACCAGGTAACAGATGACAACGTAGCAGACGCGCTGGCGCTGCTGCACTGGGCACTATCGGAGGTGGACAATGCTTGAGACTGTGTTGATTTTGGTCGCGCTGATGCTAGTCGGCATTATTGTGGGCGTCTTTGTGGCGCTCACATTGATCTACAGCTGGATGGACAAGGACGACTGATGCACATTAGTTACGTGAAGATTGTCAGAGATGACGAGGGCACGGTCATTGATACGCAGGAGGCCAACGGCGAGATGCGCAGGCTCAACTACCAGATCGAGGTCTTGAAGGCTGCGCTCGAGATCGAGATGGATCGGGTCTACGACTTAAAGGAACTACTGGACGAGGTGCGCCGGTTGGCCTTTGAGCTCAACGAGGAAGTCTTGAAGGTGCAGCCATGAAGTGCCCGATTTGCAGCACCTGGACGTCAATCAAAGAGACACGCAAGCGAGAGAACAACATTACAGTGCGGCGGTATGAGTGCGCCAACCTGCACACATTCAAGACCACCGAGCAGATCACCCAGATCTTGGACGCTACACACATGGAGCAGCTCAAGTTGGCCAGGCTAGAAAACCTAGCCAAGGCCAGCAGGAGCCGCAAGAAGGCAAGCAATGCATGAAGAGGAAGTACATCTACAAGCGGGCAAGCAACGCGCCGTCACCAAGCCTAGAGGCGCTACTGAAGGCGTGTGGGCGAGAGTTGTTAACGACCTGGGAAGTCTTGCGGGACAAGGAGTTGATCGAGAGGCATCTAAAGGCGCTAGACGGTCGATATGGCGCAAACGCAGAGGCCAAGGTCAGAGCGTATATGCAATGGCTGACAATGTTGTTAGCTTTGAGATACCAAAGCCACCAAGGCTAAAGCTGAAGGAGGCACCACCAGACCAGCGCAAGTTAGTAGTGCTGCCAATCAAGGCGGTCTTTGACCAGCGACTGCATCACGGTGCAGTGAGAGTGCTGGCAGCGCTGTGTAGTTACTGCAACAGAGCCGGCATCACATGGGTGAGCCAGACAAGGCTAGCCAAGGACTTGAGCATCACCCAGCAGGCGGTATCCAAGCAGTTCAAGCAGCTGAGAGAGTGCGGCTACCTGGAGACAGTAAGGAAGGGTTTTAAAGGAGAGAGGACAGACACGCTACGGGTTATCTTTGGCGCAGACATAGACGCAGAGACAGCCATAGCAGTGACGAGCAGTATCGAGGACACTAGAACACCACAGATGAAAAGGGAGCAAGACATGCAAGCAGACAAACCAGAGCCAGCAGCAGGCAAGCGCAAAGTAGTCAAAAAGAGTCAACCAAAGCGTGGACAACCTGTGCATAAGATACCTAGCACTAACAACCCGCAGGTTGTGCAGCAATCACAACCTTATCACAACGTAGAGGTTGTAGATAACACGGAAGAAGACATGAGAGGTCTTCCTGTTATAAGTAGTCTTGTTACAAGTAAACTTCTTAAAGAGAAAGAAGCAGACATGTTAGTTCTGAACAACTTAGAAGTTAACGAGTTGAAGTCGGATGGCATGACGGCCAAGCAGATCGCTGACAGCATCGACACGCTGCTGGCGCTGTACAAGGCCGAGGGCATCACACCAACATCCAAGGCATTGATGGCTGGCATACGTCAATTGCAGGCAGACACCCGATGACTGGATGCCATTTAAAGGGCATACAAGGCGTATACAAGCCACGATCTAGGGTCGCCCTAGGCAAGGGTAGCCACTCGACCTCTCAGCGCCTTGTAGAGGCTCTGGCAGAAACCTGTGCACAGACCAAACGAACGTATGGATTGTGCACAAGGCTGGACAAGGGTGTGCCAGGCTACAGGCAGAGCGGTCAACCTATATGCGCCAGCATGTGCGCAGGCGTACCGCGCTCGACGATGCGCCCGGAACGCGACCCTTGCCCCCCCCACCCCTCACCGTAGCGGTCGGGGGCACCCCCCAATTTTTCCTGTCTTTTTCCTAGAAGACATTTCTTTTTTTAACCAAGGAGTTGTATGACTGATGATCGTGAAATGAAGCCTAGTGAGGGCAAGTGCTGGAAGAATGCTGAGAAGACTGAGTCTTGGCATGGCGACTACAAGGGCACCTTTGTGATGCCAGATGGGACTAAGCACTTCCTTGACCTGTATGTAAACAAGACTGCTGATGGGCAGGCCTGGTTCAAGATCAAGGTGGGCAAGGCCAAGACTGCAGCTGCTGTGCCGAGCTCTGCGCCTGTGCAGGCTAGTGGCATGGTGCTTGATGCTGATATACCTTTTAATTAGAACGGGTCTATAATGGTTGTACCGTAATAGCACAGGGGTACAGCATGATTCGTTCTAAAGAGTGTTTTAAGTGCAAGGCCGTCATGCCATTAACTGAGTTTTATAAGCACAGCGCAATGGGTGATGGCCACCTTAACAAATGCAAAGGATGTACAAAAGATGATGTTTCAAAACACAGGCTTGCGAATATTGAGAAAGTCCGCGCCTATGATCGGGAGAGGGGGAAAATCCCAGAGCGAATCAAGGCATGTACAGAGATCAGCCGCTTATGGAGGGGGGAGGATAAACGTAGGGTTACCGCTCATAATGCAGTTGCCAGGGCAATTAAAAAGGGGGACTTGGTTAGAAGTCTATGCGTCCGATGCGGAGAAGACAAATCCCTTGCCCATCATGAAGACTATGACAAACCTTTGGAGGTCATGTGGCTTTGCCAGCCTTGCCACAAACAAAGGCACAAAGAACTTAAAGAGCCTTTCTGATGGCACGCATTAAATCTCGCTTGTCTGAGCAGATCCCTAGTGTGAAGAACTGGGGTGGTGTGCGCTCGATTGAGAGAAGGCTGGAGCGCAGTGCTACGCTGGAGAGCAACCGTGAGGCTGTGGCTTATGCGTTGCTGTCTATGGCCAACACCAAGCTGACAGACATCATGTCTTGGGATGAGGCCGGCAATGTGACGGTGAAGGCTAGCCACCAGATACCGGAGCATGCGTTGCACGCGATCAAGTCTATCAAGGTCAACAGCAAGAAGGACTCTGATGGCAATGTGTACTCTACGCTAGACATTGAGCTCTATGACAAGGTGGGAGTCTTGAGATTGCTGGCCAAGGCTAGTGGATTGCTTGACAACCCAGATGATGGCAGCAACAAGCCGTCTGTGATTGATATCAATGTTGTGGCACCAAGGGGGGAGACATGAGACAAGCATTAGAACTGGCGCTTGAGGCGTTGCAATTTGCGCTTCATATTGGGTTTCCTGAATCTAGCGAAAGCCAAATCAAAAAAGGCGAAAAAGCCTATCAGCAACATAGAGCCGCCATCACCGCCATCAAAGAAGCCTTGGCACAACCAGAGCAAGAGCCTGTGGCGACATTAGACGACCTTGAGCAAGAAATATACGAAAACACACGACAGTTTGTATCGCGTGATGTTATGGAATGGATGCTCAAGCGTTATTACACCACCCCACCACAGCGCACATGGGTTGGGC